CGACCCATCCTGTAAAATCTGAAAGGAAGTTATCCGCCGCATTCGATCCCACTTCCCACATAGGATCGCTTCGATAGTCCTGATGATAATTCTGCATGAAAAGGCCATCGGTGCGACAGTCCACTCCGAGGAGGAAGATCGGATCGGCATCAAGCAGAGTTGCGATATTCAAGGCCCCAACAACTGAGTTGCTTGAATAGCTCAGACCATCACTGAAACGCCTGCTCCAGAATTTGTCCGGCCTCGTGCGGCGGATGATGTGAATATCCGGCGTGATGGCCTTTACATTCTCGATTTCTGATTCCTCAAGGGCGTGCCATACTTTGAGCCCCTGGAACGCGGCCCACTCCTTCGGGTACTCCAATGGGAACCGAAGTAGAAAACGAGCGTCCTCTGTGAAAAAGACCGAAGCCGTAGGGACTTCAACAAAAGCGCGATTGACCACGATGACGTTAGGTTTGTCTTTCAGCCATTCCCATTGGAAGGATTTCAAGGATGGCCCCCCACCGACGACCCAGCAGGGTTGGTCCTTCCAAGCTTGTTCTGTAAGGATCATTGTTCGCTGATAATAATCTTGATTGCGCTTAGCGCGGTTAGGCTAATTTCCTTGTCGTCATAGTGGCAGCATGTACCCGGCTCATGCATCACAGCGCATGAAATCAACCCTTGGCCTCTGATATAGGTTTTCTCGCAGCAACCACAGGTGTAAATATGGCACACCTCTTTGTCATCGACGGCCCTCTTGAATTGCATCAACTCCTCACAGCCCTTCCCGCCGCAACCACTCGACAGGGGATGAGCCGCGAAGAGTGGGTTGGTACACAACAGCGGGAAGGGTTGTCAGAAGTTTCGCGGCTCATCTAGCCGGAATACTAGCCTACAGAAGCCCGGCAATCAAGATTATTTCTTCGTCTTCGGTGTCAAGCCTCTGCTCGTGGGCGATTTGCAGTTCTTTGTAGACTCGGATCCCGCGAGCGTTACGAGCCCGGATATCTCCAGAGCTACCCCCTCCTCCGCCAACATTTGCTGAGGCGACATCTCCAGTTTGGGCGTCTACCAGCGTAACAGACTCCGTTTGAGAAACCGGAAAGCTAGAACTACCGCCCCCAACTTGGGAATCCGCTGCGCTCAAAGCCTCTGTCAAGGCAGAACTGAAATCCGCCGTGGCTGTGATCGCATCGGCCGCAGCCAAAGCCTCGGTTGCACTGGATGAAAAATCGACTGTGGCGGAAATGGAGTCCGCGAGGACTTCAGAATCTTCCAGACTTACATCGTAGGAAACGCCGGGAATGCCAATCCCAAGCGTCGGCAACGTCTCAACTTGCGGCTTAACCTCTACGCCAATGGGGGCGGCGTAGTTCAGGAGCATCCCCCCACAGGCGGGGGCAGACTCCAGACCTACATAGTCAAGAAGCGCCATGACGCACGATTACGACTTAGACCGGTACTTCCTCCCACAGAAGGCTCTGCGTGAAGAGTGCCGTCGTTGCACTGGAGGCCGCGAAGTAAACAACCACTCCAGGCGGAACGATAATCGTACCGTCGAAGTCGTACACCAGCGCTGGCTGAGCGCCTGTCGCAACAGCGCCCGCAACCGTTGTCGGATTGATCTGGCCCATGTTTGCCGCAACAAGCACGGAAGCGGCCGTCAGGGTGTTGGTTGCCGTCGCTGAGGAGCGCATAACGCTGACGTTTCCGCCGCCGAGATTGCAGTTGAACAGGTTCGTACCAAGTGCGGCCTGAGCAAACGCCGTGAATACCGCGCCGGTTGCAACCGTGTTACCAGCGTTGAATTGCGCCATGAGCAGGAACGAGCCCTGCACCGTCGTCGCGTTCAGCGTGTTTGATGCGGACGCCCGAATCAGGACCGCATTCTTACCGGAACCTGTGGGATTCCACAGGCACAGAGTCGGGGATGTGGTTGAGATGACGGGAATCGCCAAGCCCGCGCCAACCGTGGAAACAAAGAAGCAGTTCCCGCGATAGGTTTGGGTGTAGTACTTTCCATGCAGCTCGGCAACGATACCTTCGGCGGCCTTGCCGCCAAGCTGATTGTAAACGTTGCCATCGGTAGCGGACGCATTTGACGGAGCCCCGACTTGCACCTGAGAAATAGGCACGGCGTTCTCCTAAAAAATGAAGTTATGTCAGCACGTTTGGATCGTTTGTATAAGCCGGGTCTTTCCGGTATTCGTCTTCAAGGCGCGGGGCCGGTACATTAGGAAATTGCATTCCTACGAACTGGGACCACAGTTCATTGTTGATAAGAGACTCTCTCCGAATGTCGGCCAAGAGAGAGATGATCGAATCAAGCCGCTCTGCCAGATTCATGTCCAGCAGATTGCCGGTCTGATCTGCCAGCGCAACAACCTGCATAAGCACGTCAGTTGCCACGCCATTAATCATCACTGTGGCAATGACGTTTCTAACCTGTCCGCTTGTGGATGCGGACCCGATGGCTACTCCCTTTTCGACCATGAATCCCTCAAACGTTCTCGATCACATCGGTAATGATCGTCAGATTGTTCCCGGCATCCGCTACGGTTGCCGCCACACCGACGTAAGGGCAGTAATCCGGCACGTCCATAGAGCCACCATTGACGACGGGGGTATAAGAACCGTTCGCCGCCACGGCGTCAATAGACGCGAGAACCACGCCAACATAGATCCGCCTAGCCAATCCCGCCGTCGCTTGCACCGCATTGGTTCTCCGGATGCGAATGTTGTAGCGATCCTGAGGGACGCCGGTTCCGGTTCCGCCCTTGACCCACGGCGCGGGAGGATCGAACAACACAAGTACTTCACCGCTGGCCCAATCAATGGCGCGAGGGACATCCGATAGCAGCCCGGCCGCAAGAATACCCGTCCAGGCCGCCCCATCCCAGTACTCGAACGTATGAGTCGGATTGGTTCCACTTCCCGCCGTGGTTACGTCTACAGATAGAGCCCCAAATGGATAGACCGCCCCGACGATCATCCCGTCATTCACGGTAGTTGTTTCAAGCGCGAAGTCGTTAGTGCCCGCGTCTTGAGCGTCAATGGTATCGTCGGTATATGTGGTGCTGCTGTCCGTCCATTGCCCCGCTACCCAATAACGATCATCAAGAAAGCCTACCAACGCCAACCCCGCCGATGAGCCGCTTCGGTTTTGCATCTCCACATACGAAAGCCGTGAACGTGGATTTACCAAGGCTGCATTGCTGTTCATGGCCGTTGCGGCCTTCTGCGTTTGGATCCCCGCAGAAACCGGAATAGCAAACTGTCCAGTCGCGGGCTGCCCAAGCCAGAGATTCGGCTGGAGCACTTTTTGAGAATACGACCGAGTTCGTATTGTCATAAACCCTAAACGCTTGCTGTGTATGTTACGTTGATCGTGTCGCCACTGGACACGATCTTGTCACCACCTGAGAAATCCCCTGCCGAGAAAAGAACGCCCGTCGTGTCGTCTATTGCTGCCGCTCCACCGTTATTGATGAAACAGCCGGATACCGTACCGCTGCTGGTGATAGAGAAAGCTTGGACAGGGCTTACCGAACTGCCACCCGAGGCCGCCCCCATCGTTACATCTTTGCGGTTTCCGGTGTAGGTTGGAGCGTTAGCGAGCCCAACTTCAAGCCACAACCCATGCGAAGCTTGCGTATCTCCCGCCACCGCAGACCCAGACCCCTTCAAACCCATGCGAATGGTCTGGGTGTAAGCCGAACCCTTCAGATACTTGTTAAGGAAATCGTTCTTCCCAACAGTGGTGACGACGTTTTCGATGACGTCCCGCCACTTCAAGGCACCACTGGAATCGTAACAGGCGACTTCGTAATGCCCGTGGATCTCAACGGAATCGGCAGAACTTCCGCCACGAATGACAGAGGCGGTTGCGCTTGCGTCCACATGCCCGCGCTCATTCAGCATAGCCGAAGTACCATACCACTATCCACTTCGCTGAACAATAAGTTTAGAGATACGCCCGTAAGGATCCCGCTCAACGGTCAGTTCCTTAGGCATCCTCATGATCTTCCGAATTTCAATAAGCTGAGTAACGATAGACGTCAAGAGTTCCGTACTGGGAGCCTGCACGATCACGGCAGGAGCGGGAGCTTGAGGCACGTCAAAGCGCGGAGTCATTTCAAACTGAGCAATAGGCGCTTCACCTTTTGGAACGTTGAAGGTTGGATTGACCGAAATCCTAGCCCCGTACTCTGAAAGAACGTGCTTAAGGCGCTTACTTAAATCCTCTTCGGAGAACTTGCCGATATGCTCTTTAACGATAGCGTCGAGGCGCTCGAGGATCAGCGCCTCGACCTCATCAACCTCTACATCTTCACTATCATCAGGCATTTTTCTTCTTCTTCCCCTTTAGGCCAGTCTTGATGTGATCGTCTATCACAGCCCGCGCCGCATCGGGATGTGTGGAGATGTGATTGTGGATCTGAATAGGCGCAACAGCCCGCTCGTATTCCTCGCTCATCTGCGCGGCAGATTTAGGCTTCTGCTTGGCCTTGCGATCCGCTTCCACGTTCTTACCGGCTTGAGCGTTGATCTCCTCGGCGTTACCGAAGTCGCCCACCATGTCAGTCGGACCCATCATGGTCTTGCCGGTCACGGTCTTGTCATCAGGTCCCGGCACACCCCACCCGCCAGCACGTTCGTAGACTTCCTGCTCGATGAGGGGAAGTCCGTTCTGCATGAACATCGTGGCAGAGGCGATGATGTCCGCAATAGCCTCTTTCTTCTCCTGGCGAGAATGGAAGATCGGCCGCTTGGCTTTCGCATATCCAAGCCGTTCAAGGTTCTGCCTATTGAGCGGCTGAGAGATGAACCATCCGATGAGATCCCGATTGATCACCGCATCGCCGGTATCGCGGGCAGGCTGGTAGTGGGCTTCGCTGGTGTCTTCCTCAGTCTCAGCTTGAGCCCTGGCGCCCGTCTTCGATCCCCCAAGCCCGGTGGGACGTGTCGAGCCGTTGACAAGACGCTCAACTGCATCGTCCCAATAGTGGACGTATTCCATGGCGATAGCATTGCCGGTGCCGCTCGTCTCGATGACTTGGATGTCATCGGTATTTTCAATAACCCCGACGTGCTGAGAGCGCATGGTACGGGCCATGGTCATCCCAGCCGTAACTAGGTCATCGTTCGTTTTTCCTGTTGAAGCATTCCGAAGAGCATCCAGTTTCACGAGCCAGATACCCTTCGTCCAACGATCAATCCCGTCAGCGATATGCAAGATGGAATTAGTTTTGTTGAAATGCGCGTAGTAGATGGATTCCAACCATCCACGCCCGCTACCTACCCGGTCTTCCGTGTTGTACCAGATGAATTCGATCAGCGCCCGGCGGAACTCTGGAGAGACTTCCTGCCACTGGCCGACGATGGTATTGAAGAACGCAAGCTTGACATCGCGCTTGCCTTCTTCTCCTGTAGGGTAACTCGCGTTGTACCAACGGAAGCGCCTGCGATCCACGTCCTTGAGAGTGACCGGGACAATCCATTCCATCTCCGCTTCACCGCCGAGAGAGATCATCCGGCGCTCACTCTCGATGAACGCATAGCGACGGCCAAGGAATGCGGCTTCACTCAGGATACGTCGGGCGTTGTCGAAGTCGTAAATCTCTCCGATGGCATCGCTGATGATTTCGGCGTATTGCTGATCGGCTTTGTCTTTCGATTTCTTTGGAGCTTCAACGTGCCAAGGCTTCGTGACTTGATTGGTATAGCGGTCGATGCTGGCGCTGAAGCCGACATCGTTACGAACCACCTCCCAGATATCCGGAGTCTTGGCAAGGGCAAAAGAAGGGTCATAAACAAAAGCGCGACGGAAGGCGCTGGAGAGGGCGTAACCGTAGAGCTGATCGCTGACGCTGGCAATCAGAAGGGGATTTTGCGCGGTCAGAGTTCCCATCTAGATCCCCTCATACGGATTCGCCACTCTCATTCCATCCATCGGATTCTCTTCGCGCTGCTCATCCTCGTAATTCCTGCGAGGCGGCTTGTATCCGGTGCCATTGTCTGAAGTAGTTTGCCACGCTTTAAGCTTCTGCGCAATAGCAACCCCATAAGCTGTTACGTCTACCTGATCGTCGTGGGCGGCGTTGGGGAATAGAATCAGTTCGTTGATGTAGTCGCCAAGCCATGGGGCGTAGAGCGGAACGTAGAAGCGGCCGTCTGCCATGAGTGGAGTAGCGCTCAAAGCCCTTGAGGTCTTATCCTTGTCGATCCGGTAGATTGAATCTTCCTTCTGTCCGATCTCTCGAATAGGCAAGCCTTCGCGCTTGGCGTACTGCGCAATCATCTTCTGAAAGGCAATCGTCTCAACTCCAATGACAGCGAATTTCCAATGAGCGTGGAACGCTTTCATACGGGCGATGATCTCCGGGCCTTCCATGCGCTGGCGAATTAGATCAAGCAGGAAGACCATCACACCGCGAGTGGAATGAAACACAGCCCACGAGGCCATACAGGTATAGTCCGGGTCGATCTGGGATTCTAGATCCTTCTCGGTGATGGCTGGATCGACTGTACAGAAGCGCACGGTAGACCAAGGATCAATGACATACTCGATATCGCCTTTGGCATCCCGAATCACTAGCTTGCCGTTGTCGTCTTCGTAGTGCCGGATCCAGTCCCGCTTGATGAGCCCGCCTTCCATGGGAGCGGGTTCCTGCTGTAGCTGGCCAGAGATGCCGTAAGGCCCGAGATCCCGCTTGAGCTGCTCGCGGTCTTTCTTGGGATAGATTTCTTCGCTGATGACTTCGTTCAGCTTGGTGCGAGGATCCTTCCAGCCAATCGACGTGGAGTAGGTCTTGCCGGTGTACTCGAGGGGAATCTTCAAATGCTCCCAGCCGCCATTGCGAAGGTATAGGCCCGTGGCATCCATCTCATGCAAACGCTGCTGAATCAACACGCGGCCTTTGTGCTGCGAGTTGAGATTCATACGGCTGGGCCAAGTGCGTGTCAGCCATTCGATGGTGCTCTCGCGCTTGATGTCCGATTCAGCGCCTTTAGGGTCCTGAGGATCGTCCAGAATCAATCTGTCTCCACGCCAGCCGGTTGTCTCGCCGCCTGTGGACGTCGAGTACATGAAGCCTTTTGCAGAGTTCTTGAGGTACTCGATGCCTTCGCCCGTGATCTGAAACTTCCTGCCGAATCGCTCCTGATACCATTCGCTCTTGATGAGATCTCGGCGCTTGTCGGCATCGCGGAAAGTCAGGTTAGTGCGATACGTGGCAAAGAGCCATTGGATTTGCGGAGCCGTCGCCCATTCCCAGCACGGCCAGAGCACAGCCACCAGTGACGACTTCGCCATGCCGGGAGGCACGTTGATGATGAGTCGGTCAATCTGCCTGGCGCTGACGGCTTGGAGATGTTCGCAGATGGCATCGACGGCAAAGTGATGAACAAGCGGCGTTGAGGGGCAGAGAATGTGCCAGCTTGCTTTTACGAACTCACTGAACTTCCGGCGCTGCTTCTCCGCTTCCAAGTCGATTCTGGATGGAAGCGAATCCATCATGGACAGCAGCGAGGAAAGCGAGTTCTTGTTCGGTAAGCTTGGAGAAGTCGATGGATCGCTTGGGGCTGTCATCGTCTACCTCCACAGCTCCAAAGCCGCGATCCGCCAGCCACTTGACGGCAACGATCTTGTCGGCTGTTTTCGTCCACTTGTCCGATTCGCCCTTGATGACCTCCAGCATGAAGTCTACAAGATCACGGCCTTGATTGGTATGCTCTCGGATGTAGGCGGCAAGGCCGATGATCCCCTTGGGCTTACCGCTTGGGTTACCTGATTGCCCAGGCTTCCACGGGATGAGCCAAGGCCGTTTAGTGATTACGGTTGTGCTGCCACTAAGCTTTTCGGCCGCTTCACCCATGCCTAGATAATACGCCTAGAATCGCCTCCAGATCAACGCAAATCGTAAAAAGGTATCAAGGGACGTTCGAGGCTGGATTTTTCGTTCCTAGGGCAACCATAAGCCCCCTACACACATCACACGTCTCCGGCCCATTCATGACTTCGGTACATGGCTCGCCTTGCTTGGCGCATCGTCTCCAGACTTGATCGGCCGATACTGAACACACAGGCACCGAAGATGCAGGCAGGGACGGTAGCGGATCGGGCCTCGGAGCCTGCCGTCTGCGTGGCTGGACTCCGCGTGAGCGCAACAGCATTTGGGTAGCTTTTGGGAGTTGGTCATAGCGAATCACGGTCTGGCGGCACGACGTAGACACGAACAAGGGCCCATGACGATTTGACCGTCTTTCACGCCTACCGCCATCAGGCGCGTATCCTGGCAATCGCCGCATCTCTTGGGGGCCGTGGAGACGAAGCTCTTGGGGATCGGTTCTTTCTTTGGAGGGCACTTGCTCGGGTGAGCGGCCTCCCACTTGGATTCCCGCTTCTCCATGAGCGCCATTTCTCCCCGCTGGATCTCTCCTCCGCAGGATTTGCAGGCGGTTTTATAGCGGGCGGGGCGTAGGATCACGTTGCCCCGCCGTTCAAATGGGCTCCAGCTCCCCAACGGTAGGGCTCCTTGGTCTGATCCCACATTTCCTTGAGCCATACAAAGGCGCAGCGATTGAACCAGCGCCGGTCCTCGCTGTGCCCGTTACGGGAAGCATACCACTCCTCGAGCTTGACCCGCAACGTTTCAAGGGGACCGCTTTTTGTAAGGTCAAGCTGGCTGAATACTTCATGGGCTTTCAGGACGCCCAGGACTTTGGCCGCCTGTTGATCATCGACGGTGGAGGACTGGATGAGCCCGAAGGCTAGCGGGCCTATGGCATTTGCCGCCGAGCGAAGCGAGGAGGAGGAATACTGGTACTTCTTCCCATTGGGGCTACTTACAGGTATGGAGCTACTTAGATGGGGATACTTAGGCTTTGTCCCACAAAGGACTGTGCCTTTGTCTGACAAAGAACTATCTCTTTGTCCCACAAAGGACTGCCCTTTGTCCGGCAAAGAACTGATAAAATACACCGTAGATCGGCTATACCGCTTCCTTCGCTTGAGCAGGCCGAGGTTTTCGAGGTCCCGGATGCCGCTCACGGCCTGCTGAGTTGGGATCCCGTAGACGCTTTGGAGGGTGGCATACGAAGGGAAGCACTCGCCCTGCTTGTCGGCGAACCGCATGAGCGCCAGCCATACGCGGGTGGCGTTCCAGCCTGCGTTCAGAAGGAGTTCGCTTGTGCTGTTGGGGACTTGGACATAGTGCTCCTCTAGCTTCTTACCCACCGCTCACCGTTAAACAAAGCCCCGCCTGGAGCCCGAGTTCATCGGGGCAGGCGGGGCTAGATTCTCCCCCGTGGTGATCCCCGCTTTCAGCAGGCACAAGGGAAAATTTCTAAGGCGTGTTTGCGCGAGGATCACGAGTCTAGAATAGCATCTCTTTGGGCTCTGGCAAAACATATCGGACGACCCTGGCGCCGTTCGCATTGGTGCCCTCCTCCCGCGTCTCGATCTGGCGGCCGTGCTGTCTGAGTCGTCGTACGTAGTCTCTTGCCGCCGCGACTCCGCAGTAGTCTTCAAGTTCCTTCGTCGTCGCGCCCCTGGATCCTCGCAGCTTCAAGAACTCGTCAACCCGCTTCATCCGTGGAGATTTCACGTCTTCCATGCCGCCTCCAATTTTGGATGGGGCTACCCTCGCCTACAACTTTGGCTACTCTCGCCCCAATGTTTCACTCTCTCTCGCCTACCCCACACTCCAAGGCCAAGATTTCCCACCCCTCCAAACGTGGTGAGAGAAGAGGGTGGGACTGAAATAGGGAGTCTAGAAAGGTACGTCCTTGTCTTCCGGCATCTCTGCTGGGAAAGCGGGCGGCTTGTCGAAGCGCCCGTCGCGGATCTGCCACTCCCCTTTACGGAGAGTGTCGAACGCTTTTACGATGACCTTGTACTGCTCCGTCGTGATGTCCTTCATCGTCTTTGGGCGACAACCCAATTCTACTTCAATCAGGCCCGCGAAGGCGTCCGGGGTCAGATTGAATTCCTTCAGGAGCGCCTTAAGCGCGGCCATTTGTGGACCCGCGATCAACTCACCTGGGGGTTCCTCTTTCGGTGCGACGGGTGCAGTCCATGCCCGGAGCTTGTCCAACTCTAATGATGTCCATTCGGTCATCGGCTTCCCGGCATATTTCTCGATCTCCTCCCGCGTCTTGCCGGTTTTCACGAGAGAGGCCATAGCCTTCATGTTCCTTGCCGTGTCGATCTGGCCGCCTTCGGGCTCTTGCTCTTGGGAAGGCTCCTTCATGTCGGCCGTCGCTAGGCCAAGCATTCCGAGAGAGCCGTAGCGGGCTAGGAGCGTAATCGTTGACGCCACCGCCTGCGGCCCCGACTTGTTGCCGCCACCCTCGGCTACAGCATCGATGATCGACTCCTCGAAATGGCCCTGCCGGTGGGCGAGCTTGATGGTTACGCGCACCTTGCCATCAGGCGCATTACCGGGCTTCCATGTGAGCGAGAATCCATATTCCGATAGGAGCGGGGTAACCGTCTCCATAGCCGCCGCGAGCGAGGTATGGGTGTAATTGGTCCGCTTGCCGGTATTCCCGGTGAAATCAACAGTCTTGTCTCGGATGAGGAAGGGCGGTAGAGCCCTCTTCAGCTCGACTAGCGCGGCGTTGTATGCCCGCTTCGCCTCATCCCGCTCCCATTCCCGTTGAAGCGCCAGAACCTTTTCAAGCACTTCGGGTGTTGGGTTGTTCGCAATCATGCGCTCTACCAGCGGGTGCATGATGGCGCGGGCCGGAAGGCTTGCGGCCTGCGGGATGACGTCGTGCGTTTTCTCGGTCATGTTACCACCTTTCATCGGTTTCGCTTCCGTTCATACCTGGGGACCAATTGGGTATCTCGAGGGTTTGCATATCAGGGGCGATGCCGGGCCAGTATCCCGCCGCCGTGCATTCCTGATACTTAGCGATCAGGTCACGGACCAGAATACGCCCGGCTTCCAGCGTGGCTTGCGATAGCTGGTAGGCGGTCACGTCGTAGGGCTCGGCGGTCGAAACCGCGATGATGTATGGATTCTTCGCATCGGCGGGAAGTCGGCCCGCTTGGATCGCCCCATCCGTGTACCAAGCGACTTGCCCGTGATAGAGATTCCTTGCAACGTCCCCCACGAAGTCTCGCACCGTCTCGCGTCTCGTGCTTTTCAGGTCAATCAGGACATCGGGACGCAGGTAATCCACGCGCCCACGGCATTCGATCCCGCTTTCGGCGTCAACCCATTCGATCTCCTGTTCGCTGTGGCCTCCCGCTAGGAGCTTTGAGGATGGAGCGTGGGCCTTCACGCTTTCGGCGCACAGGCGGGTCAGCTTGAGCCCTTCCGCGTCGATGACCTCGATTCCTTCTCCCGGTGTATTCGTAGCTCCCGGTGGAGCATGGCCACGCACCCCGCAGAACCAAAGGCCGTCAAAGTACCGTGAGCCCTCAGCCCGGCATGGTTCGCCAGCCCTGGTCTGGGCTTGGCACGTCGTGGTGCTGATCCATCTGCCCTCGAATTTATCGGGCTCCAAGATCGCGCAGTGAATCGCCCGTCCAAGGCGCAGGGGAATGGATTCGGGCTCCGGGTGGTCTACACGCCACTTGAGCAGTTTAGGGCTGGTGGCTAAGAATTTTAGAGTAGACCAATTCAATTTCATATGCGTTTCCAGATTCTTCCGCTTCTGATAGGGTTAAAGGGTCTTTTCAGCGTCCACGGTGGAGAGATCGGCCTCGACGGACGGCGGCGGGTCGATCTTGGCGATCAGCTCCTCGGGGGTCGATGCCATCTGCGACTTCCCGTTCTGGTAGAACTTCCAGATCAGCTTCCGCTTCATCTCCACCGAGATGTCGTAGTCCTCTTCCTTGTGCCGCTTCTCGATCTCCGAAACCAGTTCCGAGAATGTCGTCGCCGTTCTCCTTCTGCCCTATCGGGCGGTTACGGTTTTCCTTTCGCGGGACACCGCTCGCAGCGCCAGCGCCCAGAGGCGACTTCGTAGGCGACGGCGTGGCCGGTGGATTGCCGATGGGCCTCGGCGGTAATCCACGTATGCCGCTTCTTAGCCTCGCGCTTCTTGATGGCCGTCTCGAATTGGTTCATGCTATTCCTCGCAATCGCAATCGACGGCTTCCCGGTGCTCGATCAGTCCGCAACGCTGGCAACGCATCGTATCGAGATGGCTCATGCTGCGGCGGTACGTGATAGCGTCGGTGAAGGCGTTCATGCTGACGGGATACTCGTCTTCCTCATGCTCGCGGTCAAGCAGCTCCCAGTCGTCGTCGGGATCCTTCCCGAAGTGCTTGGCGCTGCATGGGCAGCAGATCCCGTGAGAGACGGGCGCGGGACCGTCGCGGAGAACGATCTTGCACCACGCGCATTCGAGACGGCCGGGAGTCATTCTTCAACTCCGTTTAGAATATCCTCAATATCCTGATTGGCCTGTATATGGGCGGCTACCTGTTGCTTCTCAAGGCGAGCGCGAAGTAGATGCATCCTTCGGATGTTTTCATTGGTGGAGACGTCCTCTAGGTGATCCGGATTGATACACGAGCGATTGGTGCATGTGTGATCCAGTTCGCCCTTTATTGACCCATGAAACCACTCGTATACCTCGCGGTAAATCCAGCTATGCGCGTAGTGGTTCTTCGTTAAGTTCCCAGTCCATTCCCAACATCCTTCAAGAACGACGATATTCCCAAGGATGCGCTCCAGTCCAGTCGGGCGCTTGCCGCTCCCCTTCCCGATTGGATCACAAGGACGATTATTACGCCTCATTTCGCCTCTTTGATCGGCTGCCTTCGCAGCTCATTGACCACTTCCTGGCGGCACGTCGCGGAGCAGTACTTCTGCCAAGTCGTCGTAGGGTAGAACTCACCCTTACACTTCAAGCACTTCTTAGGTTTCGGCATCATAACCTCCATCCCATTACTAGCAGACCGTGTACCATTGTAAAACACTGATTGCGCGACTCTATAGCGGTTAAGCCTTGACAATTATTGTCACTCTTGCAAAAATTGTCAACATTGTTCGTCAATGCGATTTTGAAAACCCTATTTTTAGCTGACATTCATTGTTTTACATTGGCGTACAACTTGCTAGGTAGTGTCCATGGAAACGACGAACGGAAAGACACTGACGGGTAGATCCATGAAGATCATGAACAAGGAAGAGCCGTGGAGTGGCAAGGTGAACTTCATCGACGAGAACGAAGTCCATCTCGGCTACGACACGAACGACGACTGATGCGCCCACGGGGGATGGTTCATCTCCGATGACCCCGAGTTCTGGCCGAAAGGCGAGTACGGAAGCGAGTGGCCGAAGGAGCCGACGCCCTATCCCGACCTGCCCGGCTGGACGTTCGATGTGGAATACTTCAAGGACCGGACGCTTCCGTTCGAGTACGCTGAAGGTGAGGCCGTCCAGTTCAGCATCGTGAAGGGCGAGGCACGGAAGTACATCACGCTCTACAACTGTCACAACGGCTACTACGGCAAGGGCTTCACGTTCGCGGTCCCTGTGGACGCGAGCAAGAACAAGGAACGTACACTTTAGGCTAGATCTATGTGTACGCTCGGAGCACGGCGGCATCTTTGGAGCAAGTGGCGGCCGATCTCGATTGGGCCGGGCCAGCGAGACGTGATCCAGGCGCGGCATTGTTGCCGGTGCGGAATCAAGCAAGAGCGCAAGTGCAGGTGACTAAGTATGTGCCTTGAACTAATCCGAGAAGGCGACCCGGTAGCGAAGAAGGATCATCGCTGCATTTGGTGCGGCGAGACGATCCTGAAGGGCGAGAAGCATCACCAGCAGGTCGGCCGGTTCGATGGAGAGATTCAGGACGGACGCTTCCATAGGGAATGCTGGACGGTTGCCTCGGAATCGTTCAAGGACGAGTGCGAGTTCACGTTGTGGGGTCATGAGCGCGGAACCCTGATGCCGAGATGAGGTAACTATGATCTTGAAGAGCATCCCATTCGGCGACTGGCGACCGTCTCCCACCGGGAGCTTCTATCACTACGGGAGCGGGCCGGTAGCACTTTGCGGTAGCCCGCGCACGGTCAACGATTCTGCGTTCCCGAAGTCGAAGTGCCTCCGTTGCGTCAGAATCCTTCACCCCTTAAAAAGGAAATAATCTATGGCTCAAGATCCGAACTGCCACGAGTGCAAGAAGCGCGAGGATTTCAAGGTCAAGCTGCTTGCGGCGTTTGACGTGGGACTATTCCCATTCATGGAGATCCTCGGGGGTCTTTTGACGCTCGCCAATCACGAGGAATCGAAGCACGGCGAGCGGCATTTGATCCGGTGTGTCACGGGCGAAGACGGGAACGACTAAAGAGGTAGAGAGCGAATGGAGATCCCCGACAAGCCCGCCCCCGCGCGATTCAACCTCTCGGTGATGGAAGAGATCGCGCTCTTTGAGAGCCACGTCGTCACTGTGCTGAAGTACATCGACGACTACAACCGGGGCGAGGTCACTCTCTCGAGGCTGGGCGAGCAGCTCGGGCAATCTCCCGCTGTTCTCCGCGCGGTGTTCGTGCGGGCCGGGAAGAAGATGGGAACTTCATCGAGGGAATAGTCGATGAAGAAAGACCCTCTGAAACCGCCACTGTCTTTGCTCTGCAAGCTGGC